GAACTGGAGGGCGAACCCTGTTCGACCGTAAGACGCCTCACGTTCCATCAGGTCTTCTGCATCGAACCGTTTGGGGTCCGTAGGCTGACCCACTAGCTCTTCGTCTTCCTCTACTTTGGAGTAGATGGTAGGAGCTAGCTGGTCTCCATACCGCTTCAACTGAGAGACACGGGGATACCGGGCAGGCCAGATCCTTGTCTTGAACCCCCGCTCGGGTAGGGCAGCGTAGATGGATCCTTCTGTCTGGGGTGTCCCCAGGAAGAGGATGGCTCCATCAGGCTTGAGCACCGCGTCGAACTCCTTGATCGCCTCAGACAGCTTGTCGCGCATCGTCTGAGTCTGGGAGTTGTTCATCGACTCCACGTCGTCCGCGATGATCAGGTCTGCACGGGCACCCGTGATCTGCGAGGTGATGCCCTTAGACACCACAGAGGGGGCGTGAGAAGCAGGAGCAGGGCCGACATCGAAGGCAATCTTACTGTTGCGCTGGTTCTCCGTAGGAATCAGGTGCCTCAGGAGAGGCATATCCGTGATGAGACGGAGGGTGAAGGTGCTGAAGTCGTCTGCCCGTTGCTTCGACGCAGACACCACGAGGATGTTCTTCGTGGGGTCTAGCAGCAGTTGGTGAACTACGAACGCTGAGGTAATCCAAGACTTCCCGACACCACGAAACGCCTGCACCACCCGACGCTTCGGGCCGTGCTGGATGTATTCAGCGATGTCATATTGGATTGGAGTAGGGTCTGGGAGGTTAAGGTGATCCCAGACCAAATACAGGAAGTTCCTGAAGTCCCTCAGCTGCTCGTCTACCATTTCACCCTGTTAGCCCAGTATGCCGCTGACATCTTACCCTTTGCGATGTTACGTCTGTGGCGAGCCTTAAAGCTAGCTCGTTTCTTACGCATTCGGTCTCCTTCACCTTTCTTGGGCTTGCCCGCCGTTTTCGCGCCTTGCTCGCCGAACCGAATCGTTTTGACTTTGCTGCCTTCCTTGGCGACAACAATGTGGGATTTCTTAGGGTGGTTAGGGGTTCGTTTGGGTTTGTTGTAGCCTGAGACGCCTGCGCGTTTGATTCGCAGGTCTTTCTTTGCTTTAGCCATCGGCAACCTTTTTCATGTCTACGTTAAAAGGGAGGGTCTTTGCGAGATCAGCAAGGGGTTCGCTCTGGTCAAGACCAGCGTCGATCCCATTGTCCTTTAGGAAACCTCGGGCGACGTTCAGGTCGGCTGAGGTGGCGTCCCCAGACAGCACGCGACGGAGAAGCTCCTCCGCTACGGCGCTGTGAAGATCGCTGAGATTCTTGTTTTCCATGGTTCACGAGGTAAGAAATCTGACGAGTAAAGAAGTAACAGCACCAGCAGCCGCAGCCCCTCCCATGATCCACGCCTTGTAGTGCTCCAGTGCCCGAATCCGCTCATCGTGAGCGTTTAGCTTTTCTCCTTGAGCCGCCTGTCCCTGAATTAGAGCGTCAACCTTTCCTTCAAGTCTGCCTAAAGCTAACAAAATATCGTTGTCCACCATTACGTGTCTCCGATACGTGTGAACGTAAAGTGAGTCTCGTTGTAGCTAGAAGTGCCTCGAAGATTGTTGCTGGCACCTGCTTGGTCAACTACAAACTTAACAGCTACATTTGCTACATTGGTAACGTCAACAAGAGCAGACATCGAAATGCTGCATTCGGGAAGAGAGTTAAGGCCGCTTTCAAAACCTCTTGCAATTATGGTGTAAGTCGGAGTCTCGTTGGTTAAATCATTAGTTAACCAGATTTGACCTTGACAGCTTCCAGTGGTGACTGTGTGGTTGACCGCAAAGACAGCCTCAACTTTATAGATTCCAGTCTTCGGGAACGTAAAGATCCCGTTCGTGTTTGTCATGGAGTCGCCCCCAAGCTTAAAAGCACGACCAAGATTGGTAGCGATGGGGTCGTTATCGCCCGCGATGTTTGCAGTAAGCCGCCATTGATCTACCATGGGCGCATAGTAAACCGAAGGAATGGCTCCCTGGTCGTTTAGTTGAACAACTTTGCCCGAATTTGCGGTGTCAAGAGGAGTGCCGTCGTTAGTAGCTGATTCTGCTACTTCCTTTAGCATTCCGGTGCTTACTTTTGTAGTCATGTCAGGGTCAGGGGTTGGGGGAGCGTCTTCCTCTTCAGGGGGTTCAGTGTAAACTTCGAATGCGCCAGCGTCTGGCACCTCGTTTCTTGTGGTCGAGGCAATGTCGTCAGAAGGCAGACCGGTTGCATTTTCGACATAAGCGAGAGCTAGGTTGTCTTCATCGTCTACAAGAGAAAAATCTTCTTTTGTCTGACGGGTTGCAGAGCCAGAACCTGTAAACGATACTTCTCCTGCGGCTACAGCTGCGTCGTAGTTAAACGTGGCTTCATAAGTAGCGTTCGTGACGGAGTTGTTAGCCCAGAGAGCGTGTTCAGCCGATGTTTCAGAAGTAATGCAGTCAACACTTGACCCGCCACGGGCGTAGTTTCCGGCTCCGTATCTAACAAGGTTGCCGTCAAGAAGGCTGCCTACTGAATTATCGATAATGCATCCGCGAACATCAGCACTCCCGTTAACCGTTGCGCTACTTCCGTCGCCCTGAAGCTGAAACTTTACTCCAGCAAACGTGCTGTTTATAAGAGTCAGGTATACATCCGAGTCATTAGTAGAACTAAAGCTAACATTTAGCAGGTGCGATTTACTGTTGTCGCCTGTTGATTCTGCTACACAGTTTGTCCAGTTCATCAAGAAACGACCGGGCTGGTTTTCGGCATAAATGCACAGAAAATCTGCAAGGGTAACCATGCAGTTCACAAAACTCAGCGTAAAGTCTCTAGCAATAACTGTTGATCCCCCTGCAAGTTGAATGGGCCGCTTAGGGGTAGGACATTCAATAACAACATCTTTAAACTCAAGAAGAGTATCTTGGGTGCGGTTAAAGAACTGAAACCATCCCGATGGGTTTGCAAACTTAGCGCCTGTAGTCCAGTCGCCGTCTTGAGCAGTCTGACCTCGAATGCGAGCAGTAAAGTCTACCGCATTCCAGCTGCCCATGTAAGCTGCCCAGTCATGCGTCCCATCTAGCATGACCGCTTCTTCAACATCTCCTGAGGCTACCTGGGTTCGCCTAGCTGCGTACCAAAGAGCAAGAGTCGAGTAGTCTCCTCCGGTTCCAACTGTGAAGGTGTTAGTTGCCATTTAAATCCTCCAGAGTCAGGCCGTCTGCAAGTGACACGGCAGCTACTAGCTGATCTGTAGAGGCAAGACCCCGCGTGCCCGTCGTCAACTGCGACTGGATGGGTGCGGGGAAGGCCGTCACATCAATCTGGGTAACCCCTGAGACTGACGGCTCGTTAAGACCAACAGCGTCTGCAATCCGCTGTTTGACGGTAGCTGCATCGTGCTCTACGTCGATGCACTTGAAGGGGGCGTTAACAGAGCCTGACCAGTTAGCAGAGTCAATAATCGCATTCCCTGCGTGAAGCCTGTCGGGGATGATGTCAGCGATAACGCCAGATTCAGTTTCAAAAAGAACCTGTGACATCAGCGAATCCTCCTAAGGGAAATGCGATTTCTACTAAAGGTAAACTCATCGCTTAAGTTGCTATACGCAATAATCCTAACATGGTAGTTAGGATCGTTTAGCGGGGGGTTACCAGCGCCTGGAGTTATAGTTCCCGTAGGGTCGTAAAGCCCTACAGCGCATTCAAAACTTCCGTTTGCCGAGCCGCTCGTAAAGGTTTGCCAGTAACCGTCATTCAGATTGGCCCAAGTGTTAGAACCATCTCCGCTGGTAGCAACAGGTGTTGTTGGCGGGTTAGCTGAAATAATGTGCTGAACCCTAATTACGCCGTAACTGGCCGAAGTGGGACTACTAGTAACTCCTTCCCACCTAAGTATCCATATTCCTTGAGTGATGCTATACCAATCATTAATAACATCCCAGCCTAAGCCACCGTTAGGTGTGTGGTGAACATCGACAAGCTGAACTGGAGCAGCTACAGTAGCATTAGCAGTGAAACTGTTGGGGTGGAAAAGAGTAAAGTCTCCCCCGGTCGTGGCAACAATGCGGGCATCAATGTCTTTCTTAGTGACAACTTGGTTGAGCGCCGCATTAGGCCAATCCAACACATCGTTAGTAGACCCGATGTGAAGCGTAGCTGGCTTGTCGTCAAACTCTCCGGTAGCCGCAAATCCACCTTGGTCGCTGGGAATCTTGAATCCGAGAACCTGCACTGAGTCAGGTTGGACCTTGATGTGAGGCCCTGCTCGACGGCTAGTATCGTCAGCCGTGAAGTAAATAGAGCCGGGACCGCCGTGGGCTACACCACCGCTGCCGTCTCCACCGTGGCCCATCAACGGATACCCCGATGAATTAAAGAGAATAGCAGCGGATTGGTTCCCGGTAGGAATCAATCCAGCGTCTCCATCATTGATGCCAGCCGAGTAGTTCTCTAGCTTGATGCGCTGAGTCAGGTTGAGACCGTCCTCACCGATCTCAACACCCGATGCGCCAAAGGCAATCTCGTTCCCAGCGGTGATCTGGATGTCGCCAGAGATCGTAGACGCGCCGCTGACATTCAGGGTCGTCGTGATGACACCTTGAGCGTTGAGGGAGCCAGCAAGAACCAAAGCCCCTCCGTAGGTAGCTTTGAGAGCCGTAGTAACAGACCCATCAGTGCTCAGGCGGTAAACAGAGATCGCTGGGTCAGTTGAAGCTGGGTTTGCGGAAATGCCTTGCATCTCCACGTTTGCTTGATTACTTGCAAGCTGTACCTTAAACCCGTATTCGTCGTTCTCCACAGATTGACTGGGAGTAGTGTCAATCTTTCCGAGTTGGAAATCAGTCTTTCCGATCTTAGTAACAAACTGATCGTTCTGCACACCGTCGCCCAACAGCATTTCGCCGTTGTAGTCAATGCGATACAGAGGGTTATCAAGAGGGTCTAGGACACTGACTAGGTCTACAAGTTGACTTGTCTGTGCCTTTATTCGTAAAGCAGCGTTTGTTCCGTCCGAGATGAATGGCGTAGACAGCACCTGTCGCCGCGTCCCGAAGTTACGGACAGCTACCTGGACTCCGTTTTGGACGTTTCCTGCACCACTTAAAAGACGAAGCTTGTAAACCTCTCCGGTGACAAGGACTTCGTAGTCTGTGCGTGGAACCTGCATCACGCCATCCACCTCAACAAGGTAGAGGTCATCAATGTTAGATGCAGGCGTAGGAGTGTTTAGAGCGTATTCGCGGTGAGTGCCTACGATGTCGCCAGCACTCGTAGTAAACGACCAGCTTTGGGGAAGCTCTGCTCCGTTGTATAGAGCTTGTCCGATGACGTAGCTCTTTGTGGCTACATCTTGTGCATTGACTGGCTCTCCGACATTCTCAATACGACGACCCCCAGCGTCGAACTGATCCCCCGTGTTGATCGGAAGAGCGCCCCCTCCCGTATCCAGCGACTCTTGGATGCTGTAAAGGAACTGGTTGTTCTGAGCATTGATGTCAGACGCCTTGAGGACCGACCCGTCAGAGTATGTCCGAGCCAGCTGGTCTACATCAGTCTTCCGCCCAACCCGCACGTAGTCGTTTGCCGACAGCGGCAGGATGGAAGGAGGACCTAGAAGCGTAATCGTCAGCTGCGGCGTTGTGGCAACCGTAAATTGACCAGAAGAAAGTTCAGTAGCCAACCCCGTGTCATACTTGGTGACCGTCACATAGATGTCGGCAGTGTCCAAGTAGTCTAGTGTCGGAGTGAAGATACCGTTTAACTGGTCTCCGGTAAGCTGACTGTTTCCAGTCCCGTAATCTACGTATGAGTAAGGCATGGTTATCGGTTGGAAATAGGAGCTTTAGAGATAAGTTGGGTGTTGATCAGTTGGTCAAGGGCAGGAATTTTAGCTGCCCAAACCAAGCCTTGGAGGTGTCGCCAGTCCTGTTGAGTAAATTGTCGATCTTGGAACACTGCTGCCATCGTTGCAGAAGTGAGTTCCTTAATTTTTGAGTAGTTGCTGTAAAGAGTAGATCCTTCCAAAGGATCCACTGCTTGACCTGTAGTTCGGCCAGACGAGTCAAAGATCCCGTGTCCTGTCGTTTGCTTAGACGCCAAGTCAATTAGCGAGGGGAAAATTGTAGAGTATCCACTCCGCATAATTGCAGACCTAATAAGTTTCTCGTTGTCTCCGGTCTTGTCCTCCCAGTATCGCTCTGGATCGGCTTGACCAAGAGAACGGTAGTAAGTCTGCATAACATAGCCTAGTGTAGCTAACCCTGCTCCACCGACTACGTTTGCAAGTTCATAGGCATCAGCGCGAGCCAGTCCAGCCGCAAGCTGCTTAGACTTAGCCACGACAGCGAACACACGGAACTGGCTAAACAGCTTGCCGAACTCGGTGTTCATCCAAGCTGGCATTTCAGAGAACGTCTGTCGCTGCACCATGCTGTCAGTGCTGCGCCGCAAAGCCATCACAAACTTGTCTACAATCTCCTGGTCTTTTACTTTTGAAAAGTCAAAGCTCTTGACCTTGTAGCGACCAAAGTGGCCGCGCTGATACTTGACGTAGTCAGGGTTGCGGAGAACTTTGACGATTCGGTTAACATCGTCTTCGTTCATGCCGAGTTGCGCGAAACGCTCCTTCGAGTTCCTCCACCAGCTTCGCTTCAGTACAACCTTGCCATCCTCGGCAATGCTAAAAGCAGTGTTCATGAAGTGCTGGAAGGAAGCGCGGGAAGCCCACCGACGCATCATCGTATCCATCGGCATGACGCCGAACGGGTTCAACACAGAGACTAGACGACCCGTGTCGAACACCTTGCCAATCGTAGTGCTCGTGAACTCAGTGTCGTCGAAGCCGATGTCATCCATGCGCCGCATGAAGTGGTCGCCACGACTGTGGTCGCCAGCGATGCCAGTAAAAGTCTCGATGCATGACGACAGTTCATCGACTTCGCTCTTCATCCGGCTCTTTCGGAACCCCATTCCAAAGGTCGAGATGAAGTCTCGAAGATTGAACTGTTCAAATGCTGCTTGGAATCCTGAGCGGCATACAATGTTTGCCATTTCAGGAATCTGAGCAAAGCCCATAGTCATGCCGAGAGTGGCCTGGGCAAACATGTTGTTTGCTTGAGCGATCTTCATGACGGTCTGGTTGTAGACCCGTTGACCCGTAAGGGTCTTGTAGGCGACATCTACCATCCTTTCATACATGTCAATCTCTTTAGCTGAGTCGCCAGCGTCTTGAGCAGACTCTCGGATCAACTTTCTGACATCAACCATCGTCTTGTCTGGGTCGCCGTTAAACAGTTGAGCGATGCCTTTTCGAGCAGACACCGCACCAATTGCTTGGTGAGCATATCGACGAGTAAGAAGGTTGAGGTCCATATCCATTAACTCATCGATATGTACTTCAACGCCATCGATGGTCTTTGAGAAAAGCTCATCAAGGTTAATGCGACTACGTCCAAAAGAAAGGTTGGGCGCATCCGTGTGGTTACGAGCGATGATTCCAATAAGGTCTTCAGCAAGACCCACCACGCCGCCTGCTTCTGCAAGAGCGTCGTCTTGAATGTCAGACAGCTCTTCAACTAGCTGCTTTTTCAAGCTGTCCAGGGTCGTGACGGAGTTATTGAAACTCCGCTTTGCTTCAGGGTTGTTGAGGAATTCGGCGATTCTCTTAGCTACAGCTTTGGCTTGCTTTTCAGTAAGCTTTGCCGTATTGCCAGAGTTCTTAGCAAGAATAGCTTCTGCAAGAAAGTTTGTGACTTTCTGCCTTCCTTTCTCTCCCCCTCCAAGCTTTTCAACAATAGCCCTAAACTTAGATGGATTCCAAGCTCGGGTGACGTAAGAGATGTCGTCAGGGATGTTGTCTACAGGAAGCCCTTCTTCCTTTGCATACTTAAGAATTTTCTTGTAGAAGTCCCGTAGGGCATTAACTGCAATTCCTTCTGGTCCGTCGAACTCCTTACCGCTCCGGGCCATTCGGATAATATCTCGGTCCATCAGCTTGCGGCCCTGCCGCCGCGCTGCTTCTCCTGCAATCGCCATCTGTTCTTGTAGAGCACCTGTGATGCGTTCGAAGTTAACGCGAGCAATAGCCATGACGCTGGACTGGCCGTGCCCTCGCGGGTCGTCGAAGAAGATCGCAGCTACACGACGGACCTTGTCGGACTTGCTGTTCAAGAAGCGGTAGACAACAGGGGTAAATGCGCTGTAGAAGAAATCGCCAACCCAGGGGATTAGACTGAGTCCTGGAACCTTCCCAAAACGATCCATCTTGTTTGCAAGCCAGCTACGGAAGCCGACAGCTTGGTCGCTTTCTGTAGCAAGGGTGCCCCCGCGATTTGGGGTGTCGTAGTTTTCGGGAGTTCTCATGAACTCGTTTACAGCGTCCGCATCGTCGCTGTCCCCCGCAGCTACAGGCTCGTTCTTGTCATCAGTGATGATCGCCTCTTCAACATCCTCAGGGTCTTTCTGATTGAGGTCGTCGATGTCGTTGGGGTCTACATCAGGATCGTCCTTCTTGATGTTTGTTCCCTTAAACGTGCTGGAGTCAGCAGCCTCGTCAACTAGATCAGCGTCTACCTTAAAGTCGATCTCTCGACGCTCGCCAAACAACGAGTCGCCTTTCTCAGGCTTGTAGACCGTCCCGTCAGGCCGGACACGCCGAGCAGACTCTAGTTCCATCTCAGCAAGGTCCGCGACATAGATGCGGCTCCTTCCTTCAGGAATCTCTTTTACGTTTTGCTTAACGCGAGCTTTAAACTCCTTTGCAAGCTTTTCAGGATCCTCGATGCCCCGTTCTTTGAGGTAGGAGATGATCTTAGACTTAGCTTCCTTTGAGTTCTTGCCGCGTGCTGTAGCGAGCTTCCATAGCATTTGCTCAGCATTACCAGCAAGATCATAGCGGACCTTTCCAATAACAGCCGCTGTAGGAAAAGCGACGCCCTTTGGCTTGCCGACTTCTCCTACAATTGCGTAGCCTCTCTTAGCCGCTTTGATTGCTGCTTGAATAGTAGCTCTCTTAAGAACATCTCCACCAGCTTTAATCAGGGCAGGATCTACCCCTAGAACAGTAGCGTAGCGGCGACGGGATGCTTTGCCGTTCTTCTGTCGGCCCAGCTGATCCCACTTGCGTTCTACTTGGCCCTTTACGGCGCGGTTTGCCTTTGTCTGTTCGCCGATCCTTTCCAGCATCTTGCGAGCAACCAGCTGATCGCGAATCTTTTGTTCGTCAACCCAACGCCACTGTTGAACAGTAGTATACTTCTGAAGCTTATGACCTGTAGTCAGGTCAGGTCCAGCAGTAGTGACTCCCGAAGAATCCTTAGGTCCAGGAACAGGGACACCGGAGTCGTCAACAAACCGGACACCCTCCAGCTGCGCTGCGATCTTCTCGTCAGCCTTTAGCCTACGTTGGTAGTCTCTTCGGAGCATCTCCCGGTCAGCCTTGCGCCGGGTCTTAGACAGCTTAGCAATGTATTCTTGCTCTAGCTCCTTTCTGCGTTGTTCTCCAAGAAGCTTCTTCTTTTTGTCAACGTAGCTCTTTCGCTTAGATACAAGATTCTTAGCGTCCTTGTAGTATCGTTCAAGTTGGTTGAGACGAATCTGCCTGTCGTTAAACGGAGTACTAGTGCGAACAACAGGGACCGAAGACTCTACCCCGCCTTCAACTTTTGTCTCAAGCTCAATTGTAGTTTTGGTATCCGGCGTAGTTTTCTCTAAACCCGTAGGAGCCTTATCTTTGACCCTCAATGCGGCAAACGGATCATACTCTGTTCCCTTAAGATCATCGAGAACCTCAACCACGACTTCAGGGTCTCGCTCAACCCTGCGAAGAACATTGAGAATCTTTGCGAGCTTCTTTGATCCGATATTAAGAGTGCTGGGTCTGGTTTGAGCCAACGACCCTGATTGTTTCTCCAAAGCCTTAAAACTCTTAATTAAATCCTGACCAACGTCATCTCTCTTAAGAGTATTGATCTGATTACGGATATCAAAAAGCTCTCGCTCTTGAGCTTCAATATACTTCTTAAGAATCTTGATCCGGCTCTTAAGAAACTTCTTTATTTCAGCCTTTGTGGCAGGTCGCCCAGCGGTCTCGTTAAATGCTCGGGGAGGATTCTTTAGCTGCTCTTCTAAGGTTTTTACTTGGCTCTGAGCTTCTTTAACTCTTGTATCAAGAACTTCCTTAGAAGACTCAAGGTCGTTTATCTGTCCTGCTCTTTCTTCCGATTCTTTTTCAAGTTCTCGGAGAGCCTCCCGGTTGTTCTTCTTAAGAAGCTCTTCTTCTTCTGCTCCGTCAATAATCTCACGGATCCCCTTTTCTCGCTGAGACGCAGTGTCTAGCTGGAGCGGAGGTTGCTCTTCTTCGATTTGCTTGCCTAGCTGTTCAAGCTCGTCGTCAACCTGCTTTCTAGCCTGAGCAGCGAATCGTTGCTCGTAGAGGCCAGGAACTTGTAGATCCTGCGATACAGGCTGCGTAGGACGCTTCTGGACGCCGCCTGGAACCTGGAGGTCGTCAGGGACTGCCTGAGTCGTGACCGGAGCACGGCTTCGAGGAACGTCCTCTGGGTTTGCCATCCGCCGCGCAACGTAAGCGGGAGGCTCATCCTGACGCCTGAGCGCGTTTTCAATGTCTTGTTTTCTGTTTGGGATACGGCGCGTTTCGACAACACGCGACTGACCCGTAACCGGATCAATAACAGTAGTTGTTTCCCAATACCTCTCGCTAATATCAATCCCATACTTCTTCGCTTCTTTGCGAAGAGTAGCAAGATCCATCCCCATGACCTCTTCACTAGGGTCTCCACCTACTAGACTTCTGACCCGCACTCTAGGCCGAAGGAGGTTGTTGAGAGCTTGTGCAGTTTTCGTGTCGCCTGCTTTAGCCGCAGCTTCCGCAGCCTGTTGAATTTTAGCGGTGTCTGTAAGCATCCCCATAGGGCCTACAAACATCTGCGGGAACACCGAAGCAATACCTCCACTCAAAACGGTAGAAGCACCCAAGTTGATCAAAAGATCAGTAGGAGTAAGCGTCTTGTCTGTTTGGTATCGGACGCCCTCAAGAGGGATGTCAACAGCCGCCGCTGACCCGACAGCTTTTAGAATAGCCCGTGTCCGCGTGGCTTTACGGGCTGCATTCGCTGCATTAAGGGCTGTAGACCCCGCCGCAGCAGGAGCGCCAACACCGCCTGTAGCGGCACCGATCAACGCGGCGGCAACTGCTGCTTCGCCGCCTGAAGCAATCATAGTCAAAGCCATCCCCGTGGCGAAACCAGTGGCTCCCCCAGAGTAAAGCTCTTGCCGTCGTTTCTCCGTCAAACGAGCATTGTCAAGCTCGTATAGAAACTCTTCAAACGAGCCTGTTTCAGACGCGATGCGATCAATAATTTCCGGGGAGAGGTTTCCTCCAAACTTTACCTTCTCCTCGTCGGTTGGGTAGTAATTAGTTCGCGGAAATACAGGATCACCAATATCGCTGATTAACTGGCCCGTTACAGTCTCTTCAGCAAAAGCATTATACAGCTTTGTCCCAAAGCTAGGGCTCTCTTCTGGAGCAAACCTTTGTTCGGCTTCTAGCTCTCGGACGTTTGGTCTTTGAAAGTTTTCTGGAACGTAGTCCAGACTTCTGACTGCACGCTTGAGAGCGTCCTGCCACTTTTCTTCTTGAGGAGTTGGTTCAGGAAGCGGTAATCCAAATGAACTCATTTATCGTCCCCCGAATCTAAGGATGTTATCGGCACCAGAGCGTTGACTCCGCAAGAACCGCTTAAGCTCTTCGTTATCGATCTTTGCTTGGCTTGAACGCTTAAAGGTTGCCTGAGCAATTGCAGCAACTTCTGCAAGAGAATACTCAGAAGTGCCGTCCACACGAAGCACGCGAGTCATTGCAGACTCCGTAGGACGAAGAAGAACAAAGCGGTCCTTCCTTCCTGGTACCGGAACAAACACCATTTTATCGGCACCGACTCTTCCTACTTTATCAATTGCTTCTTTGTAAAGCCTTGATGCAAGACCTGTTTCGCCAATTACAGTGGAGCCGATACGAAAAGCTTTAGATGCGGTATTGAGCATCTCTAGCCCGGTCATGTTGCCCGGATCTTTCCGAAGAACGTCAACCTCAAAGTTAGAGGTAGACTCATACTTTTCAAATGGGTTAAAAGTGTCCCTGATCTCAGGCGTAAGTTTAGGGAAAACTTTCTTTCTAAAATCCTCGTAAGCTTCGATCTCCTTGCCTTCAGCTTTTCGAAGATTTTCTTCCAAAGTTCTCAGCTTGTTTTGATACTTCTTATACTCTGACGTGTAATTGTATTCATAACGACCTGATTTAGCCGGGATCCTAATCCGGTAATCATCGTACATTGGCTTCTTAGTTGGATCCCCAAGAAGCTTAGGAGGGATCGAATTGTCAGCAGCATTCCACTCAATAAGCCCAGCCTTTTTAAGAATGTTCAGATGGCGCCTTAAAGGCAGGCTGTTTTTAAAACCAATATCTAACCAAGCGTTTGGGGGAATAGTTTTTCCCTTTAGCCCGTGCAGATAATTAAGAACCTTTTTTGAGTCTTTCTCTTTTAGTCGGTTTATTTTAAAAGCGTAATCGTTAATCTCTTTGATCTTTTTGTCTAGCCCCTGTGATCGAGGAACGACATCAATTCTTTCGACACCGGGCTGGCCTGGAACAATATCCTCAGGCTGCAAATCTCCCTTGCGAAGCTTTCCTTCCCGGCGCAGTTTTTCAAGCTCTCTAAGGCTTTTAGAAAACGTGGGTTCGGTAGGAGGAAGGAACTTCTGCTCAAAGATCTGGATCTTGCGGTGCTTAACCCAGAAGTCTTCGTAATCAGCCTTTGCCTTCAAGAACTTATCTCTCTTCTGCTTCTGTTGCGCTCTCGTCAGCTTTTCTTCAGCAGTGGGAGGTTGCCAGTCAGGGTTCCTACGCATCAACGGAGATGCCCCAGCCGCCGTCGCGGGGGTTAGTAAACTCATAGGAAAACGGTATCCCCCCACATCGGCCATGTCGTTTGTGACGGTAGCTACGGCCATCTCAACGGCACGCTCGGGCTCCACACCAGCCACGCCCGCAAACATGCGAGCAAGCCGAGTTACTTGAGCTTGCGCTGTTCCGCGTCGGGTAGCAAACGGAACAAACACATTGGCTAGCTCTTGTTGCTTACGGAAGACCTCAGCATTGATGTCTTCCATAATTGTGGTCTCTCCAGTAGGGCCGACTTTAGTAACTGTTTCTTCAATAGCTACGGGGTCAAACTTTCCATCACGCATAAGCCCATTAAGAGTTGCAATAGGGCTAATACCAGGAAGAGCTTTTTGCCTGTGCATTTCATTTGCAATCAGCAAAAACTTAGCGGTCTCTTCCCCAAGCACGTCTGAGGCTAGAGTAGGGTTAGTGTCCTTGTTAGACGAAAGGATCTTGTAGACAGTCATAGCCCCTTGGAGGTTTGTCATTGCCTCCTGCTCAGTGAGGTAATCTCCCGTGACCATTTGATCTACCTGAGCTTTTAGACTGTTAGACTCATTATACTGCAAGCTTCTGATCGACGCTGCCTTGGCAAAGACATCGATCATAGAATCAGGGAAAGGCTCTCCGTTTTCTTGGATGTAACTAACAGAAAAATCTTCAGTCCTAGCAAGGACTGACCCTTCACCTACCTCAGGCACGATTCTAAGGGCCGGATCCGATTTCATCCTAGCAAGGATGGCGTTTCGCTGAATGACCATGTCTTCAACGAGAGCTTCTTCCTTGGCATTCCTTGCAAGCTTGTCGAGAGAAAACGAGTGAGTATTACCGTCCTTCTCCAGCTTAATTGTCTTTGTTGCTGGATCGTATGACCCACCGTTTTTCAAGAATGATTCGTGGAACGCTTTTTCCGCAGCGGCTTGCTGAGGATTTTCTGTAGAGTAAACGCCCTTCAAGGTTTCTTCGAGCTTCCGGGCACCGTCCTCAGCAAGGGCTTCTCCAGGCACAGCATCTGTCCTGATCTTCTTCAAGAAGA